GTACTTTGGTAAGATGTTCCGATTCTGGCGGGGAGGTATGACCTACCGCTTCAGGTTCATCAAATCGAGGTACCACACTGGACGAGTTCAGATTGTCTGGGACCCTCACGGGTTGCCAGGCGCTGACTTTGCCACCACGACCAACTCGCGCATAGTGGATGTGCAAGTTGAAGATGAAGTTGTGATCACGATCCCATACAAGCAGTCGGCAGCTTGGTTGAAGACGACGGAGATTCTGAACAATTACAGCAATGGACCCGCTCCACTGCTCACGTACGATCCCCTAGCGCACAACGGGTACATCCAAGTTCGAGTTTTGAACACTCTTACTGGACCTGCCACCGCTCAAAATTTGGATATCTTGGTTTACGCCTCGATGTCTCCAGATGCTGAGATGTCTGTGCCCAACAAGCTGCCGGGCAACCTTTCCATGTTTCAAATTCAATCTGCAGAGGTTGAGGTTGAAGACATCACTGGGTCGGCGACTACTCATGTGACGCCTGGCGTGTCACTTGTTACAGTCGGCGAGAGTGTCTCCTCATTACGAACACTCTTGCATCGATCCTCTTTTGTCCAACAGGAGGTTGTCGGTGACCCGAAGACAGGTGCGTCGACGTATGTTCTGGACGGTCATCAGACCAACTGCAACTACTTCCCTCGCATACCTCGTCTTCAGGGTTACGATTCTTTCTTTGGGACATCGTGGGGTAGTAGGGTTGTTGGCTCCAACGCCAGCCCCTACAACTACACGACAACTCATCCAATTCCATGGGTCATCAACTGTTTCGCTGGTTATCGCGGCAGTGTTGTCCATCACTTCAATGTGGAAACCAATGGCACCGAACTTGCCAGCTACATTTCTGCAGAGAGGGATGATAGGACGTGGATCCTGAATGGTCTCATCAACGCGCGCAATCGCTTCACGACCACTCAGGTTCCTGGTAACCCGAGTGCTCTGGCGCGTTTCGCAGTCAACTCCACATCGAGTATTGATCACCGTGTTGGAGGCCAGCGAGGTATGGCTCTCACGAACTCGGCGACACAAACGGCAATGTCTGTAGTGTCGCCCCAGTATTCGGCGTGGCGTTTTCGCCCAGCTTTCGAGCCCATCCGGGATCTGTACCCTGCAGACACCGGCAGAGGTGAGCTTGAGAGTGTTCGGTTGGACGTTGCACTCCGCAGAACTGTTGTGGGATCCAATTCGGCCTGGCCTTTGGTTTCACACTATGTAGCTGCGGGTGTGGATTTCAATCCGGTGTACTTCGTGTGCACCCCAACGTTGTTCACGTACAACTACGCTCCCAGCGTGGATTCGTACCAACCGACCCCCTGAGTCTTGTGGCTCAAAAGACCCCATGTCATAGGCTATGATAAATCTACCGTATCGTTCGGTAGTACAAGCTTCGAGCTTGTCTGCACG